AAGTTTTTATGTGAAAGTAAACTGATAATAACAACAATAAGAGGTTTATTTATGGCTAGTTTAATTACGCCACAATTCGAACGCTACGTTGCAGAACAAACCGTTGCACGTGGCACAGTACAGTTTGATGAATTTATTTTCGCCAATATTCCAGGGTTAAACGAGAACAATCTTGCACAACATCTTACTATGCCCACATCAGCGCAAATTGTACACCGCCAAGCCGTATCGCAAAGTGGCGTGATTAATGAAAATGCCGTTGTGTATTCTGTGACGATTGGTACGGAAGTAGGCGATTTTGATTTCAATTTTATTGGTTTGATTAATCGTTCTAAAAATCTTTTAGCCGTTGCGGTACAAACGGATACAGTGAAAAAAATCCGTAATAAAAACGCTGTGCAAGGCAACAGTATTACGCGCAATATTCTTTTAGAATTTAGTGGCGCAAAAACTCTAACGGGCATTAATGTCAATGCGAACACTTGGCAAATTGATTTTACTGTGCGCTTACATGGACTTGATGAAAAAATTCGTTTAACCAATCGTGATCTGTATGGCAGAGCAGTATTTTTCGATGATAGTTTTCTGGTTAAACGTAAAACAGGCAATCAATTTACGATTCAACCAGGCTCGGCTTATGTTGAAGGTGTTCGTATGGATTTAGGCGCAGAGCATCATCTTACTGCTAATAGCTTGCCTTGTTCTATTTATGCGGATGTGGTGCATCATTGCACCGTAACGGGCGAATATCAAACCGAAATTAAGTATCTCACCCAATCAAAAGCGGATTATGTAGATACTGCAAACCACCAACACTATGTGCAAATTCTGGCGGATATTGATAGTCAAGGCAATGTGACGGATCGCCGTTTACTATCGCCGTTTTTAGGCATGAATCCGCTTACATTAGATGACACAACCGAAAACACTAAAGATGAACGGGGTCATACGCACAAATTACCTATCGCAAGTTTAGTTAAAAAGGGGATTGTAAAATTATTTTCAGGCTATGATTCAGATGCCGAAGATATGGCTGCAACGCCAAAAGCAATTAAAGGCTTAAAAGCATTAATTGATGCAATTACGCGTAATTTGGGAAATTATATTCCGAATAGTAAAAAGTCGTCTCGCGTAGATAGCAACAGCGCAGATGATGTTGCGACGAGTGCTGCGGTTAAAACAGCTTATGACCTTGCTAATAGCAAACAATCCCCAGCCACAACCTTAGCTGGCTATGGTATAGATGATCTTAAAATCCAAAGTTTTACAGGTGATATTAACACCCTTAAAATCGATGGTATTTATGCGATTACTCAAGCAGGACGCTCGCAAAATCTACCCGTATCAACGAGTTGTCACATCCAAGTGATTGCTGGCGGTGATGGCTCTTGGTGTCGCCAATTGGCTTATGTGGCGTACAGCACAGATATGTACGAGCGACATCAGACAAGTTATCAGACAGATAGTTGGTCGGATTGGAAAAAACTTAATACCGATGGCATCCCTATTGGTGCTGTGGTGTCATTTCCGCGCGCGGTAACAAACCCTGTTGGTTTCCTGAAAGCCAATGGTACGACATTTAATCAACAAACATTCCCTGATTTGTATCAGGTGTTAGGCAACAGCAACCAACTCCCTGATTTAACCCGTAGCGATGTGGGCATGACGGCTTATTTTGCCGTGGATAACATCCCTGCTGGTTGGATTGCCTTTGATGAGATTGCCACACAAGTTACCGAGCAGCGTTACCCTGAGTTATATCGTCACTTAATCGGCAAATATGGCTCAATTAATAGTGTACCTAAAGTAGCAGATAGATTTTTGCGTAATGCAGGAAATGGGCTAAACGTGGGACAAACCCAAGAAGATGAGTTAAAACGACATACTCATAAAGTGTTTTCGCACCATCCTGACCACCCATCTACATTTGTCGTAGGATACACAAATGATAATGATAAGCTTGATGCCGGATTAACATCAACTTATGGAGATAATGAATGGCGTGATAACGGCTGGATTACTCCTCGCTTAGACAGCAAGATGGCAACGGGGGGGGATGAGACACGTCCTAAATCGCTCATTCTTAAGCTTTGCATTAAAGCTACTAATACGTTTGACAATGTAGTTTTTTGGATCAAATCCCATGGTGCTGTTGTTAATGTGGGTGAGCTAGATGCAGGGCGATTAGCACAGGGATTACAAGACAAAGCTGACCGTAATCATACGCACACGGCTAGTGAGATTACGGATTTTAATCAGGCTACCTCTCAAATTATTAATGCAGCAATTACCTACCAAAAAATCGGCGATTTTGAGGTGCGTAAATATCCTGACGGGACGATGATTCAAACTTGTCGCAAGCGTATGTTAACTGGCGATTACAGCAAAGTTAATTTTAATTGGGCGGTCGCATTTGCAGAAATGCCGATTTTAACCGCAACAGCTCAGTATTTAGACAGTGTTGGCGATCACGATACTATTATTACATTTGTGCAAGGTACTAGTAACAGCGCATGTCACTTAGTTTGTGGTGAGACGTACAATAATAGCGGCGAAATAGCATATGTTAATGTTATTGCAATTGGGAGATGGAAAAGATGACCATGTATTTTAAAGACGGATTTTTTGACGATTCTTATGGTGGGTTTGTACCCGAAAGTGCGGTGGAAATTAGCCAAGATAAATATATTGAGCTAATCAACGGACAATCTCAAGGCAAGCAAATCATTGCAGACAAAACAGGCAATCCTGTATTAATTGACCCACAACCCAGTGCAGTACACGAGTTAAATCATGATACTTTGCAATGGGAAATTTCAGCCGAAAAACAAACCGCACTTTTAGCCGACACCCAAACTCGACTTATCGCCAACATTGACGAGCACGCGGCAAAAATCTACAGCACATGGACACGCTTTGAGAGTGAGTATCGTGAGCGTCAAGCGGCGGCAGAAGCCTTTAAAGCGGCAAATTATGAAGGTGAGTGCAGTCGATATATCTCAGACTTTGCACAACGTGCGAGACTGGATAACAAGACCGCCACAAATCTGATTTTGACACAAGCAGCAGGGCTCGAAAAACTGCAGGTTGAATTAGCTAATCAACGTATGCGCAAATATGAGCTCAAGACACCTAATCTCACACTTGAGCAACTACAATCAATCCATGATGACATTATCAAACAAATGGATAACTTGATGGAGGCATATCAAAATGGCTAAGGTTTATTTGGCGATGTACAAACACAAACGAGACTGGCGCAAAGAGCCAGTCAAAGCAATCGCCGACCGTATTACTCGATTTTTTACCAAAGGCAAATATTCGCATTGCGAGATTGCCATTGAGCACATTGAGTTTGGTAATGGGCATCATTATGAGCATGTGACAGTATATGACTGCTACTCCTCATCGGTACAAGACGGTGGGGTGCGCTGCAAACAGATTGATGTGTCCGATAACACCAAATGGGATTTAATCCCTCTTAATGATGTCACCGAGGCGCAAATCAAAGCCTATTTTGACCGCACTTCTGGCAAGGCTTATGACTGGTGGGGCGCGCTAGGAATCGTACTTGGCATCAAACAAAAACGCTCAAAATATTTTTGTAGCGAATGGTGCTTTAATGCGATTTGCGGTAGCGAGAGCGGTTGGCGGTTTAGTCCAAATCAACTAGCGGCTATATTTGGAGCACACCATGCAAGAAATTAACTTTGATTGGATTCGTGGTGATGATGAAGCGGAAACCTTAGTGTTTACCGAAGAAAACGGCGAACCTTTAGATTTTACCGGTAGTCGGTTTGATTGCGATATTGTGCCTTTAGGCAGTGCAAGCGAGAAGATTCACTTATCGACGGACAACCAAGGCATTCTTATCAGCGGGAATGAAGTCAGCTTTATCATCGCCCATGAACAAACGGAAAATGCGACTTGGAAAGAGGCACGATTTGACCTGCAACAAACCACGCCAGACGGCAAAATTAAAACGTGGTGTAACGGAAAAGTGCGGTTACAACACGATATTACGAGGAGAGTATGATGCAAACTATCCGAGTAAAACCTAAACAAACTGTGCAAATTAAGGTGATGCCTTGTGTAAAGCTGGCAAGCCTTGCACTGTTTGATAAAGCACTTTTGAAAATTTACAACCAAGCCAAAGAGGACTACAAACATGGAAAAATTAGAAATTAATCAACAAGACCAAGGTTTTGCCTATCAAGTAGGAAAAGACATTACCCAATTACAAGAGGCTGTGGCAGCATTACAAGCCGCGGCTACCGCTCAACAGTTGAAAAAAACTCAATGGGTGCAGAAAGTGACAGCTAAACCAGGTACGGTTTTTGGCGGGATGGTAAATATCAAAGTCCATCCTAACCTGGTCAACAAAATTTGTGCTGTTAAGTTAGGTGATTATACGCCGACATTTGAACAGTTGGGCGATTACTTCGAAACGCCAAAAAATGAAGATGCTTTTCCGATTTATTTTATTGCCCTTGCAGACCAACATGAGCATGTGGATTTTGAGACTGAGGTGGAGTAGAGATTCTTTCATTCTTAATTATCATAATATTGAATCATTAATAGCGTAGGTTTTTATATGTGGAAACAACAAAAACTAAAATTATCCCCACAGGCAAAAACAACATTACAAAACGCACAAAAGGGGATTATTTCCCCTTTTTCGCTATCTGTAAGTGGTACTAAATTAGGTGTGCATAATTGGTCGCACGGTATCAAAGAAAAATCAAATCACTATTTGTCACCCGAAAATGCCGTGAAAGCACTAGCGGCAAAGTTGGTCGATTATGCCGATCCGAATCGCCCTAAAGGTGTGCAGGATGTTGTGGTCATTATGGTGACAAGTAGCAATATTGATCAGTTTATTGCAGAGTTGGAAAAAGTGCGTGAGCTATTGCCTGAGCCAACATTTAAGCAAGCGCTAGACTATGCAAAATCCAGTAAAAATTTGCAAGAAACAAAAATGATTAAAACGCCAACGATGGCAAGCCCATCATTTTCCAATAGTGCAGATATTACGCCAGGTTCAGCCCGCACCATGCAAAGTATTTTACGCAATGCAACATCTGCAGCGGTTGCCGCTCAAACTAAAGACCCAATGGCGATGATTGAGGCGTTAAAGGCGGCTAAAAAAGAACGCGATAAAGCCAATAACGAAAAAGTCGAAAAAATGCTGAATACATCAGCGAATGTATATGCGTTTTCTGTTTCAGATTATCTCGAAGTAGCGGAAACAAAAATCAAATTGAATGTGCCGACGGCGGGTAATGTTTTTACAGCATGCGTGATGTTTATCGGTGCGAACTTAACCAATATCAAAGGGATGTTACAAAATGGCTAGAACACCGACACAAGCCCGCAATCCAAGCGTACAACTTGCGCTAAATGGTACGCCTATTTATCTACATAATATCATGATGAGCGTGTCCGTTAAACGCGAAGAAAAGGATATGAGCGGTCAGAAGTCTAGTACTAAAAAGTCCGATAAAGGCGTAAAGGCCAAAGAATTAAACGTTACCGGATTTATTCCATATGCTCGTAAAGAGTTGTTAACAGATTTATTTAATCTTGCCGAGTCTGAAGACGGGAAAGGTGAACAGTCTAAATATCGAGTATCTTGCACGATTGCTGAGGCAGTCAACATGCGCGAGGTGCAATTTAGTGGTGAAGTGACGGCAGCAGAACAGAGCGGGCAGTTAGGGTGGGCCATATCGTTTACTTTACGTGAAGTAAATTCTGTAGCCGAGAAAAAAGACCAACGTAAGCAAAAACCAAAAGCTAAGGCACAAGGAGAAAAAGCACCAACGGCACAAAGTTCACAATCGACAAATAAAAGTGATATTGAACATTCAGGGAAATCAGGAGAAGAAAACAAGTCGAATGAAAGAAAAGGCTGGGCAAAAGATTTAGATGATTGGATTGGTTCATAAATGAAAATTAT